ACCATGCCCATAACCGACTATTTTGTAGATACAGTTTCCGAACCAGGTCGCGTATCGCTTGGGTATAGCAAGTTATGGCCGACAGAAACGCTAAGACCTGTAAATGCTGTTTGTGTGCGTTTTACTGCAGGCTTTCCGTCCTATACGGGCGTTGTAAGCACCAACGGTACAGCGGTAACGCGAGTAAGCGGAGATGAATTTAACGTCAACTGGGCGTCAGGTAAAGCTATTGAAATTAACGGTGTCATATATACTATTGCGTCAGTGACTGACGAGGATAACCTAGTCCTAGCTGCTACCGCAGGGACGCAGATAAGCAAAACTTGCATTACCAACGATTTGCCGCAGAAAATCAAGCAGGCGATATTGTTTTTAGTGTCATATTGGAACGAGAAACGGGAACCCATAGTAGACGGAACTGTCAGCGGAGAAATACCATTTACCGTTTCTGCGCTGCTTGGTCAGGATAAAATTATTTTAGTCTAGGAGGTGGCAGTTGTGGGAGCAGGTAAATACAGGCACAGAATAACGATCCAGCAACTGACCACCTCCAAAGGCAGTCTAGGTGGAGTTGTAAAAACTTGGTCAACGTTTGCGACTGTTCACGCCCAGAAGGTGCACCAGGCATCCAGGGAGTTTTTTGCTGCGCAGAAGATTAATGCTGAGACAACGGATTTGTTTGTTATTCGTTACCTTGCCGGTGTAAATGCCAAAATGCAAGTTGTTTACGATGGTAGGACATACGATGTTATCGGAGCGAATGATTCGGACGGTAGGCGGCGGGAGTTGTATGTCATGTGTAAGGAAGTGGTTTAGGTGGCCCGAAGAAGAAGTAGGACAGGTGGCAGATCCAGAACCCAGGCCGTCATAACGGGAGAGTCGGAATTAATGAACAGATTAAATTCTATGGCCGACGATCTAAAAAAGGAAATAACCAAAGAGGCACTCATGGCCGGTGCAGAAGTAGTCAAGAGAGAAATGTCGGCAAAGGCCGATGGTAGCATAGCGCAGTCCATCAAAATGGAATTTCCGGAAACAACGGGTATCCCGACAATAAGAATAGGCCCGGATAAAGAGCACTGGTATGCGGCTTTCCAGGAGTTTGGGGCAGTTCCGCATACAGTTAAAATTAAATCTAAGCAAATTTTAGCTGACGGCGGAGAAGTTTTTGGGCGCGAAATAAGGCACCCTGGAGTGAGAAAAGACCCATTCGTCAGGCCCGCTGTTGATGACCACGAAGCCGAAATAAAATCAGCAATGATGTCAGTTATTCGTCGCCGATTAGGGGTGACTTGATGGGTTTAATTGAGGATTTTTATACCAGACTGTCAACGTATCCCGATTTAGTTGCTCTGATTGATGACCGTATCTGGCCCATAGAAGCAGAGCAGGGAGTAAAGGAGCCACATTGTGTGTATGAACAAGTTTCGGGTGGCAGACGGTACTCACACAACGGTTACAGTAACCTACAGTGTCCTAGACTGCAGGTATCCTGCTATGCAGATACATACGAGATGGTTAAAGACATTGCCGCTCAGGTCACAACAGCGCTTGAAAGTTGGTTTTCCTTAAAAACTGGTGGAAACAGACAGCAAAACGAGATTGATATGATCGACCCGGTAACTGGATTAAAAGTTGTCGTTGTCGATTTTTTTATTTGGTATAAGGGGGTATAAGACATGACAACAGAAGCTAATTCAGCATTTGGGACAGCAATATCTATCGGCGGTACAGCGATAGCAGAACTAACCAACGTCGGCGGCGTTGATATCTCCATGGATACCATTGACGTTACGAATCACGACAGCTCCGATGCCTACCGCGAATTCATTGGGGGATTAATCGATGCTGGAGAAGTACCGATTGAAGGAAATTTTTATCCTGGTGATGCGGGACAAGTAGCACTTCTAACCGCACTAAATTCCAGAACAGCTTCAGCGTTTGTAATTAATTTCCCTGACGCTGTCGGTGCGACATGGACTTTTAATGCGTTAGTAACTAGCTTTAAGGCTGCAGATGCACCAATTGATGGACAATTACCGTTTAGCGCAAGTCTAAAGATTTCAGGTAAACCAACGCTTGCCGTAACAGCATCAACCGGTCTAACAACCCCGTTCTTTACTGTCTCTGGTGCTGGGACATTGATTGTGCCTGCCGCATCTGGCAGCGTCTATGACTATGTTGTGAATATCGCCACTGCAATCACATCGGTAACGATTACACCTACTGCAACAGCCGGAACCATAACGGTAAATGACAATGTAGTAGCAACCGGCGTAGCATCAAGCGCGGTTACTTTAGGTGCAGCAGGTAGTATAACCGAAGCTGTTATCGTTGTTCAGGAAACAGGCAAAACACCCAAGACATACACATTGCAGCTCGTTAGAGCGGCAGCGTAGGAGGTAAAACGTGAGTAAAATTAGTAAGAGTAAAACCATTGCCGTTGTTGGTATTGAACTGGATAAACCCAGGAAACTTAAATATACCAACGGTGCTTTGAGGAAATTCCAGGAAAAAACTGATAGAAAAGCACTTAAGCTAAAGCCAGATGAATTTGCAGATTACCTAAGCGAACTTATCTGGTGTGGCCTGCTGCACGAAGACAAAGAAATAAATATTGAGCAGGTTGACGAAATGATCGGGCCTACTAATCTACATTACGTGATGGATAAGCTTAGCGAGGCTTGGGGTATGGCCATGCCGGAACCAACAGAAGGTAACGCGGACCCTTTGCCGGAGAACCTCCCGACTTAGATGACCTTTGGGTTTTAGGGAGGTATGATGTTGGACTATCCGAGGAAGAATTTTGGGATTTAACGCCTGCACAGTTTGACTTGTTGGCTAAGCGGCACATCGAAGCGGAAAAGGCAAAAATAAGTTTAGAGGAAGTAAAAATTAAGCGGTCTGACCAACAGACCGCTTTAATTTGTTGTGTATTGGCGAACATAAACCGGGATAAGAAGAAAAAGCCGAAACCGTTTACAGTGGAAGATTTTATGCCTAAGGTTGTAGGCAAGAAGGAAAAACAGACGCCACAACAGCAGTTTGAGGTCGTTAAGATGTTGAACCAGGCGTTTGGTGGGAGTGTTATTTAGTAAAATGAATGTCATTAACTTCCCACCCTGTATCGCTATATACTGACTTACATGAAAATGTCGCTAATACGTTTTTTCCTTCTCTATCTTGGTATGTAACATGAGAATTAACCGAATACTCATTTTCCCCTATTTTGAATACTGTTTTATTTGTTGTGTATTCATCAGGGAAAACTATTGTCGAATTTGGCCCGGTTGTGTATTTACTGATTTCGTATTTAGCAACTATCCATGCTGATACTTCATTATTAGGCAATATTTCTGGTTTATCTTTTTTACCGCAACTGGCTATAAATATGGCTATAATAATAAATAATACTAGACATCCAAGACAACCTTGTGCTGTTTCTTTTCCTTTTATTTTTGCTTGTGCTTTATGCCTTTCTATTTCTTCAAGGTGTATTTTTTCTTTTTCTTCCGGGGTTAGATCCATGATTTCACATCCTTTTTTAATAATATTATGCTTAATTATTAACAGCTTGACAATAAAAATTTTTTTTTGGGGGGGGGGTGAATAATTTGGCAGTTGGTCAGCTAAATGTGGAGCTTCAACTTGACACCTCCGGTATGGTCGCGGCTTTACGTGAGTCTCAGGAAAGGCTTGCATCCGTAGGGCGCGAAGCATCCCGGCAAATGACTATTGTTCGCTCAGAATTCAACACGGCAACGCTTCGTATGGATGAAAATACCGACGCTACGGAAAGATTGACTACGCAACAAAGATATTTAGGGCAAAGATTAGAGCAACAGAGAACCGTAATTGACTTACTTAACGATACATACCAGCGGTCAGTCCAGGTTAACGGTGAAAATGCCGAATCTACACAACGCCTAGCGGTTAGGCTTGCCAGGGCCAGGGAGGAAGAAACCCGCACTGAAAGCCAGATCAGAGACACAAACAGGCAATTGCAAGAGCAGGCCGACGCCGCTGACGATGTTGGAGATAGTGTTCAAAATCTTTCCCAAAGGCTCAGTGGTATCGGGGAAAGAATGAAGGGCATTGGCGAAAAGTTGTCTGTAGGCATATCGGCACCAATAGCAGGATTTATGCTAATGGCAACTGAGGGGACAAAGGAGCTCAGGAAAGAACTTGCACTACTACAAACAAACGCGGAAATGGCAGGTGCAAGCGTACAAGGAGTTAATGATGCATATCGAACACTTAATGGTGTGCGTGATGACTTAGAGGCTAATTCTGAAACCATCTCCGAACTCTTGGCTTCAGGGTTTAAGGGAAATGATTTACAAAAAGCCTTAGAAGGAGTTATCGGGGCCGGGATAAAATTTAAAGACACCCTTAACTTTGAAGGAATCGCTGATGGCATACAAGAGACTTTAGGCACTAGCGCTGCAGCAGGTTCTTTCCTGGAACTACTTGAACGTATGGGTGTAAAAATAGATGACTTTAATGCTGGTCTAACTACGGCAACAGCAAATGGAACACAATTGCAGTATGTACTTGACACTATGGCAAAACTGGGACTGTCTGATGTCTATAATAAGTACCTGGAAATCAACGGAGCTATGGTTGATAGCGCAAAGGCCACGTATGATGCACAGGTGGCCATGGCGGAGCTTGGCAAAACGGTTCAGCCAATTATAACAGATATAACTACAAAAATAGCTGATATGCTTGGGGAATTTAATAAACTTCCTAAAATATCACAGGACATTACCCTAGCCGCAGGTGGTATTCTTTTTATTTTAGGGCCTATATTATTTGGATTTTCTCAATTGTTAATCGTTGCTCCTAAAATAATTGGATTTTTCACATGGTTTGCCGGGCTACAAATAACAGGCACATTATGGACTGGGATAAGGCTAATAGCGCTTACACTAACATCGCTTGCCTCAGTAGTTTTGCCTGCCATTGGAGCCGCATTTGTCGCGGCGTTTGAGATAGTCACAGCACCCATAACGCTTGTAACTCTTACAATTGCTGGAATTGTTGCTTTGGGCTATCAGTTATACAAAAACTGGGACGAACTAAAAAAACTTGGCCTTGACGTCTGGAAAGGTATTTCCGATGCAACCGGCATCGCCGTTGATTACATAAAATCGGCCTGGCAGGATTTTAGTAACTTTTTCATAAGCCTTTGGCAGTCGATCTGGAACCCGGTCAAAGCAGTTCTAAATAACATGATCGAGGGCATCAATTACGTCATTGCTGGACTTAATAAAATAAGCATATCAGCACCAGATTGGGACATATTGCCTGACAGTATCCAGGGCAAAACCTGGAGTGTAAACATCGGTAAAATACCTAAACTGCATACAGGGGGCGTGTACGAGGCACCTTTCGGTCAAAGTGAAGGACTGGCTTTGCTTGCAGACGGCGAAAGAGTGCTGACAGAAGGACAGTCAACGAATTCCGGCATAGACTACAACCGCATGGCAGCAGCAATAGCACAGGGCTTGGCGGGGGCTAAATTCGTATCTGATATAAACTCAGGTACAGTAGAAATGATTGTAGGCGGCATTCTTCGCCGGGAGGTGCGTATATAAATGTCTGCTCTATACACTTCTGCCGATGTGCTTATTACGGATCGCGTTACTTCTGTTATCCCTGACTACGAGATTACAGAGGTCGAAAATAAGTTGCTTGATAATTCGATACACATACAAACGGTAGGCAGCCCAGCAAGGATATGTGATGTGGTTTTAGTTGTTACTTCAGTGGCAGCAAAAAATAATATTGACGCATACAAGTCTTTGAAAACGCCTGTCAAAGTCACCGCAGACGGTAGTTATTACATCGGAATAATCCGGGGCAGTCCGAAGTGGGAGAAGTTAGCACATTCCACCTATAAAACAAGTCTAACCCTGATTGTTTCCGAGGAGGGCGCGGTATGAGAAGTTTGCCCACAGATATCCAGGCCCGCATAAACCTAGTTCAGCAAACTCTCTACAACAACGCTAACCCCAAAATGGAAGCCGTAATTGTGAAAGCCAACAGAACGCTTGACATACAAACAATCCGATCTGGCACCCTAGGCAGTATCGATTTAGCACCGAAAATAGTTGACGCTGCAGTAACCGAGATATGGATCATCGCCGTGGTAGATGCTCAGGCAGTCGTAAGCGTCTACACCTATTCAGAAACTATTGATTTTACCACTCCAGACAGGACATTTACGCTGACCACAGAGGAGATTGATGCAAAGGTGCGCGATGTGTCAATAGCCTTCGACGGGGAACTGCCGTGGCTGTTTTGGGTAGAGCGTGGCGTTAGTTACGACAAAATTTGGACGTTGCATTGGGATGGAACCGGAACACAACCGGTAGGGACGGAATTAGTATTAGTATCAGTGGCGAGATAAAGGAGTTGTTATTATGGAAGATAAAAAACATCCTAAGCTAATGTTTATCAGCGAGGACGGCATAAGGGCAGAACTTTATATTGATGGCGTAAAGGTTACTGGTGCAAAAGATATATGTATTTATGCCTACTATGAGAGCGCCGTTGAGCACGAGGTGAAATTTATTACAGCAAATTGCACTACCCTGAATAACGGCTTGATTGGTTGCGATGGCAATAAAACAGAAAAATGTGTCTGCAAAATTAAAAACGGAGAAGTAAGCGAAATGACTGGTTGGCTTGGTGGAGAATATGAGGATTTAGGTATTTTTGAGGCAAAGCAGGAAGCTGAAAAAGGATTATTCGGGGATAAATTGCACGAATTGCTTAAGGGATACAACTGCAAGAAAGTTAAGATAACGGTAGAGGTTATTGATGAATAAGCACTCCTTTGGGGTGTTTTTTGTTTGCCGAAACGAGGTGAAATGGCATGGCAATAACAATCCTAACGGCATCGGACTTAAACGACGTTAGAAATGATCTTGACGGTGATTACATCCTTGGCGCAGACATTTACCTGGTAGGATACCCAAACTGGGAACCAGTCGGTACAGCATCAACGCCCTTCACTGGCAAGTTAGACGGGGTTACATACACAATATCGAACCTGACAGTTGACCGGGCAAGTACAGATAGCGTCGGTCTTTTTGGTGTCTGTCAGTTCAATGCGCTGGCCGATGCTCCGAACTTGAAAAATATCACCATTACAAGCGCTGATATTACCGGTCAGGATAATGTTGGAGTATTGGCCGGGAAAGTAACGACTGATCAATATACGACAAACGGTTTTAACCTAGTTGAAAATTGTTCGTCGACAGGCACTGTAAGCGGCAGAACTAATGTGGGCGGCCTTGTCGGTTATGCCGAAGGCGTTGAGTCAGGAGTAGACTACGGAGACGAAGATTATTACCGAATCGGCAGAATAGCTTCTTGCCACTCTCTGGCAGCCGTAACCGGCACAGGCGAGAGGATTGGCGGCCTTGTCGGGTACCTAAAATATCTCAAATTATACCAGTCTCATGCAACAGGAATTATTGCTGGCGGCGACATAGTAGGTGGTCTAGTAGGGTATTATTACGACTGCTCCAGCGAATTTTCCTACGCCACTGGTGACATTTCCGGCGATAAGTGCATTGGTGGTTTAATCGGCTATGCCGCCAATAGACCATTG